TAGTTCCCTTGAGAATCTACCTGGTGTGATATTGTAAGTAGTGCTAGACATTGTCCCTCATTAGTCGGATTAGTTTTTCGGCATACTGAGGATCGGTGGCGTATCGCTCTTGAACTAGAAGTCTGCAACACTCCTCCGCAGAGGATGCTCTGTTGACTCCCTTATAGTTCTTGTAGTCCTTGTACCAGCGTTGCACTAAGTACGATACGCAGGATTGTAGATCAGGGAAGTTAAGGAAACCAGCAGTAATGGTGATCCACTTACCATCAATAAACTCCTTTGTCTCATGGTCAGTACCAGAACCCTTGAGACCAAAGTAGTTATGAGTACCGGAGGTATGCTTACCATAACCACTCTCTAGTGCCCACTGAGCAGCTACTACTTGTGGAAACTTAGCCCCTGCCTTAGCGGCAGCAGTCATAACTCCCGCCCAGGTGTTAGCAACAGGAGCCGTTGGTTGCGGAGTATTGGTTGGGCGGAAGGTCATAAACCAGCCAGTCCCTTTACCTTCAACTTCCCAACGCTTAAGCCAGTTGTGCCATGTGTACTTGACATCCTTACCACCTTTGCCAATAGTGACGTAGCCGCCATTGACGTTATCCATCTCTCCGTATGGATCGTGGAAGATACCGTGTTCTCCATCATCACCTATGAGAAGCATCCAGTGACCACCACCAACAGGATTGGATACATGACCTTTGTGGAGGATACCTGTAGCTACTGGGTAACCAGCCTTAAGTTCGTTTAGTAGATCCTGTCTTGTACCTTTCTGGTAGAAGGTAGCAAACACACCGTATTGCTGACAGGCTTTAATTTGACTAGTGGAGAGAGTAGTGTCACCGTATTTGAGAACTGTTCTCAAGTAATCATCATCTGCATTACTACCCTTGAGGGCATCAGGTAGGAGATACTTGACGGCCATAGCACATGTTGAGCTAAAGCACATCCGATCTCCATGACCTGTTGCACTATCTGTTTGGGGGTAGTACTGCTTAACTTGCAGCAATACCATGACGATTACTTTCCTCTAAAGGTTCGACGGATACGACGTACTGTGTCGTCTTCAGTACGTGTCTTACCAAAATAAGCAGCAGCCATAGAGATGGCTTGGGTAACGCTATTAGAGCGACGCTTTTTAGTCATACCAAGGTACTCAGAAGCAATGAACAAAGCAAAAAAGGCCAAGGTCTCATAAGAAACCTTGACCCCGAGTATGGTGATCATGATTAGCAATCAGTAGCGTCAGAAAATTCGGGAAGGGTCTTGAGATAAAGATAGGCCTGTTTCACCGGATTCTCTCCTTCCATATCTAAATTGAAATAGTAGCCACGAAGATCAATGGGCTCAGACTCTTCGGACTTATAGATAGCAGCGACTGCTTCTACAAGATGTTCACCATCAAAACCTTTCCGTGAAATGATGATGCGATCAATGCGAATGAGAGCATCAGTAAGTGTAGTGCTGCCAACTTGAATGACTTGTGAGAGTGCCATAGTTATCAGAAGTTAGATGTAATGTTATTGGTATTAACCCATCCATTAGTGCCAACGGCCTTGATGGATGCGTCAACAGTGGTGGCATACTGCCGGTTGATGACGTTTGTCGATGCCTCACTGGCGTAGGCGCCTGAATGGATGCGGGCTGTGGAGCTGCCAGTGATCGTGCAGCCACGGAAGGAGGAGTTCAGGTTGTATGCCGATGAGTACCCTTGTTGGAACAATGCCCAGGCAGTTTGGAGCGCAATGGTGCAGCCACTAAAAGAGAAGCAAAGGTTGTGCGCCTGGTATTGGTCAATAAAGAAGAAACCGGCAAGTGTGCCATCCGCCGGAGTGGTTGATCCAGTGAAGTCCAGATTGACACTACGAACATCAATTCCAGTATTTCCCCTCAGCGCAATATATTTGGCAGAGCCGCTTTGGACTAGGCACCGCATTGTTGGATTGGAACCGCCGCCTTCTTTTTGAAAGCTAACTGATTTGTTGCTAATTACTCTAGGTATAGAGGTAGAAACAGTGTCACCATCTTTAATGATTACGGTCCAGTTTGCGTGACTACTAACTTCGATTCGACGAAGTGCTTCATCGAGTGTGGTGTAAGTAGTAGAGCTGGCTGTTGCCCCACTAATACCAGTGGCTGATACACGAATTACACCAGGAGAAAAGCCGAGGAAACTTAGGCTATCTGAGTACGTCCATGCTTCAGGGTTGGAAGCAGCAATTTTAATCGCATTGCCAAATTGATATTCGCCAGAGTAGCCGCTAACTGGACACCCAAGTAGGTTGATGTCGCAGTTCAGGCCGAAGCGGTATCCGGTGGTGATTGAGGGGTTGAAGGCGTAGATACCGTCAATCGTCCCGAAGGTCGAAAACATTGCAAACAGGGCTTCGGTGCATGCTTCGATGTATGCAGACGACTCCGAAAATCCCCTGTTCTGCCCGTAATACCTTCCGTAATCCCAGCTCTCAGTGATGATGTTACTACATGTAAATGAATTTGTATAGTACGCAAACATTCCGAAGCGTTTGGCTGTTACATCAGGTAAGCCAACTGCTGCCCCCATATCCGGAGTGTACATCCAGTCAGGACGAGTTGTGTTGTCCAATACGTCGGCGGTTGATGCATCTCTATTAAAATAACCACCATGCACTGACAATCCATTTACATCCCTAGATGCGCAGAAGCCAGCAAGACTGCTGAGCGAGAATAGGCTACTGCAATCAACACCCCAGCTTGCGTTGATTAGATAAGCAAACCGTACACCTGTAACGTGCAGATTGCGCAAACAGGAATTAGGAGAAGCTTGTAAACGAATACCACCATAAATCAACGATGTTGTTGTGATCGCTAGATTCTCAATGGCGATGCCATGAGTAAAGCTAACGAGACCCAAATCGAGTTCTGCGGTACCAGAGACAGCCGCCTTGTAGCCCTTTAAGGTGCCGCTGGCGACAATGTAGTTCGCGCTTGAAATGACCCAGCTATTTGCGTTGCTGAAGCTGGCAACCAGAACAGCACCGTTGTATGAGCTGGACGACGGCAGATAAAAGCCTTTTGTCGAAGGTCCAAGCAACCGACAATGCTGACCGACCAACAGCGTGCTGGTGATTTTGTAGCGTCCAGGCGGGAAATAAACCGTGCCACCTCCTTTAGTGTACATGTTGGCAGCACTGCCTTGCCAGGTCGTGTGGGTGATGCTGTCGATAGCTGCCTGAATCGCACTTGTATCATCCGTAAGCCCATCACCAACCGCCCCAAAATCCTTAACACTCACCACATCTTGCAGCTTTGATTCAACGGTGCGCTGCATGTCCACCGTAGCACCAACCTGAATGAAACCTCCACCCAGGTCGGCTAAGTCACGTGTTTTTGTCATTATTAAATACTGTTGTTTGAATGGACTTCAATGATATCCCCAACCGTAAGTGCAGGGGTTACTGTAATTTGTGTGCCGGGAGATGTAGCTGTGTAATCAACGCCACGAATCTGCAGAATACCATTAATAAAGACTTGCTCTCTATTAACAGTATAGCTCAACACATTGTTACTGATAGACCCTGTACCTGTAAGTACTGTTTGCCCTGAAGTAGCAGTATGTGCCCAACGGGAATAGCTATAAGAAGCAGCTGGGTTAGCAGCAAGGTAATTAACGCACCTTACTTGGACAACATCTCCAGCAGTAAGTCCAACAAGAAATATAATTGTGTTACCGTTAGAAGCAGTGTAATCATTATTGCGCTGCTGAAGGGCACCATTAAGGTAAACCTGCTCTTTTCCTGATTGGTATTCAAGAACAGTTCCAGATGTTCCAAGTACAGTTTCACCACCAACAGCAGTATAAGACCAGTTAGTATAACCAGGAGGACCAGATGCACCAACCTTAGTATCTACATAAAGTTTGTTAGCAGCATCAGTATCGGAGGTGGGGTTACTTTGTAGGTTAATAACTTTATAACCACCCATGTCAAGATTACCAACCATTGGGTTGGAACCATCAGTACTAACAGCGTTATTAGTGATTTCCTGTGTTACGTACAGGTTTTGAGTGAAGTTATCATTCAGGTCCCTTGCTCGGATAGCAGAACCAGAGGAGAAGACAGCAGACAAAGCTTCATCATCAGTATCTCGAAAGATGCGAATAGAGGCTCCGTTAGCAGGAGCATTACCTGCAGTAAACAGGACCTGACCACCGGTCTTTGTCGTATAGTTAAGGCTTTGTAAGTTATAGTGAGTACCAGCTGTTTTTAGTACACCACCAACACTAACCTTAATATCAGTAGATTCAAGCCATTTAAAGGTAAAAGAAAAGGGTCCTAAGTTGGACCCATTACCAGTGAATGTATTTTGTGTAGTTGCCA